TCCGAGGTTGTCGCAGCCCTCAGTCTCAGGGTTGGTGACATCGGCGGGAGCAGCGACACCAACTACGGCACCACGATCACGTCGTACAACGACTACCCGCGGCAAGTTCGACAGGTTGCGGGTGGGAACGAGGACTGGACGAACGCCGAGTCGTGGGCGGTCAATGACCAGTTCCCGTACGGAACCACCTACGCCGAGGTCGTTCTTCCTCCATTCGCAGCGTCGGACTACCTCCAGGTCGAGGACTTCCCGTTCTGGGATCCGGTGTGGCCGGACCCCTACCCCAACGGGCAGGACGTTCCGTACCTGGCGGTCCTCACCGCAAGGCTCTACACCGTCGAGGGTACCGGCGTCTCCATTGAGACCAGGCTGAAGCCAGCCACGGGGTCGGTCGGGAACTACCTCTCCCACACCGTCTCGAACACCGCGGCAACCTTCGTGACGCTGGGCGAGGCGCTGATCGTCGGGCCTCCGAGGGACGGGTTCCCGAACGTCTGGAACGCCCCCTCGGTCACGGCCAACCCCGGAGAGTCTGACCATCCGAAGTTCGGGTTCGAGCTTCAGGCGTACAACAACGTCAACGCGACCCGCACCCTTCGGATCGAGATCGTCCAGGCGTACATCGTCGTCGAAACCGCGAACCGAGAGGTCGGTGCTCTCCAGTTCGCCACGGTTGACTCTGGATCGGGTGCCGACTCCGCCGTTGTCACGGTTCCGGTCGCAGCCTCTGACTCTGGGTCGGCAACCGAGACCAGCACCCTTGCAGCGGCCTTCAACGACAGGGACATCGGGACCGGGTTCGCGTCGAACCCCATCGACTACGGTCCGCAGGAAGACGGCTTCTCCTTCGTCGGGAACTCCGACTGGGGAGCGTACACGGAGTGGTCGAACGCCACCGTCGCGGCTCTCACCAGCCCGGACACGAACAAGGCCACCGTCTCCATCGGGGCGAACACCATCAGCGAGGACCTCCAGGTTCTCGACTGGGGGATCACTGCCCGTGGTGCTCGGGCCACCAGGGTGTACGTCGAGGCCGATGTCGTCGTACCTCAGGACAGCACGACTCCGAGCGAGGCCACCTTCTGGATCCAGCTCACGACGGACGGTGGAGCAACCGCTGCCAAGTCGTCTCAGATCTCAGGCCCGATCAGCGACCGCATCACCACCTGGTGGGCTGTCAACCTTACCGAGGCAGAGGTCGAGAGCGCCGACTTCGGCGTCCTGTTCTTCCTCGACTCCCCAGCAGGGGAGGGGGCCTCCGCCGAGGTTGGGTACGTCCGACTCGGTGTCACCTACGAGCAGGAAGTCGCCACCGTCTCGACGGTAGCCTCTGGCACCGACAGCGGAACGGGTGCAGACGCGGCTGCGGTGAGCGTCCAGCTCGATCTGACCGACACCGGAACCGGCGTCGAGCTGATCAGCGGCCTTGGGATCGTCACCACCGACGAAGGCGTTGGAACCGAGAGCCTCGGACCGCGCACCTTCGGAGCGGTGGAGCTGATCTCTGGTCTGGACTCCGCCGATGCCAACTGGTGGCTGATCGGAGCACCAGAGGACTCGTCTCTCGCCCTCACGGCGACCTCCGCAGGGGCCGAAACGCTCACTCCAGTGGCCCTCGGAACGCAGACTCTGACCCCGGCGACACTCGCCACTGAGACGCTCACGGCCGTCAGTTCTGACAACGCACAGACCCTGAACCCCATCGACTACGAACCTCAGTAAGGGGATACATGAACCTCAGCAACTTCCGTACCAGAGCGGCCAGAGTGTCGGGCATGAGTCCCTCGGACTCGGGTGACCTGGCCCTGATCGACGCCTGGGCGAACGACGCGGTGCTGCAGTTCCTGAAGGACACGAAGATCAATGTCCTGCAGGCTTCCCTGTCGCTGACGGCGGGCACACCGGACTACACCCTCGACACCGACATCCTGGCCTTCACGGATGTGTGGCTCGATTCGGCGTCGGGACAAGACGGTGCCATGGAGCCGATGGACACCCGCGAGATCCTTCGTCGCAGGCTCCGCGGTGACACGTCCGGCATCTCCCCCATGTACTACGGGGTGCAGGGTGCCAACATGATCATGCTCTATCCGGCCCCGGCCAGCGACACCGACAAGCTCAACATCACCTACGTCCCTCGACCGACCTCAGCCCTTGCCGCGACCGCCGACACGCCGTCGGCCACCGCCTTCGGGAACATCCCCTCTGAGTACCACCCGGTCCTGGAAGCCTACATCAAGTGGAAGGCTTGCGAGGCCGAGGAGCACAAGTCCTCGGAGAACGGCCAGGTCTTCATGGCCGAGTACGAGCGCGGGATCGCCAAGGTCCGCCGAGACATGAACATGAAGGCTGGCTCGTTCCGCGCCCCAGCCCGTTGGGGGCGGCAGCTCAAGATGCCCACCTCACCCGGCGTGGATCTGAAGTACTGATGAAGCCCATACCCTTCCAGAACCAGTTCAACAACGGCATGAAGCGGGACGTGTCCCGCAACCGGATGCCGCCCAACTCGGTCTGGAACGCCATCGACTACATCTGGGACTACGGTGCCCCGGCGCGTGAGCGTGCTGGGTGGGCCTACGCCTCCAGTGACATCGACGCGATCACGGCCACCGCAGGGTACATCCGAGGTGGGATCTACGCCACGTTCTCACCCACCTCAGGAGCACAGGAGGTCAACCTTGCGGTCGACGAAGACGGGTACCTCTACAAGATCGCCCTCTCGGGCACACCAGCCGCCACGGGCGTGGGTCTCGGCGTTCCTATCGCGCAGAACCCCATCTTCCACGGTGGTACTTCGGTGTCATCTGCGACCGCGATCTACACGGGCCTCGTCATCCTCCCCGACGGCACGGGTGCCGCTGTTCCGAAGAAGTATGACGGCACGACGCTCTCGAACCTGAACGGATCTCCCCCGAAGGCCAAGTTTGGGACGGTGTACAAGGACTACACCGCCCTCGCCAACGGCACCGTGGGGACCATCCTGTACCCGAACCGGGTCTGGTGGGGTCCAGTCGGTGACCCGGACTGCGGCTTCTCTGGAACCGTGACTGCCTGGGACACGACCGACGCCTGGAACGACTTCTCCCTGCCGGTCATCGGGCTGGCCTCGACCAAGAACGTCATGCTGGTCTTCCACGACGGCATGGTCAGCCGCATCCGGGGCAACACGCCGCCCCCGGAAGAGGACATGGTGGTGGACGACCCGTGGCAGAAGGTCGGTCTTCTCGACCCCTTCTCGATCACCGAGTACATGGACCAGATCTACTTCTGCGCCGCAGAGGGGGTCTTCCGCACCGACGGTGTGTCGATGGACGACATCACCCTGAAGGGTGGGATGCTCCGGTACTGGCTCGACCTGGTCTCCAACGCCACCTCGACCTGGACCTTCGCCACCGGGATCATCCGCAACAAGCTGATCATCTCGGTGATGGACGGGACCACCTTCAAGGACGCCTTCATCATCGACCTCCAGTCCTACGCCTGGGGCCGTCTGAGCAACATGAAGGTCACCTCGTTCTGGACTGGGCAGTACGGCAACGCGGACGAGACGTACTTCGGCTCCCGTGCCGTGACCTCCGAGGTCAGGGTCGGACGCCTCAACACGATCTTCGACGTGGACAACTCGGCGTACAAGTCCGATGCCGACGGAACCGCCGTCGGGTCCACCCTGGAGACCCCGTTCAACGAGCTGGGACGCCCCGGGATCAAGACGGTGAAGGGGATCCACGTCGGGTACTACCTGAAGGACTGGGCCACCGACAACCCCTCCGTGGCCGTGTCCTACGTGGACACCCCGGAGGAGTCCTCGTACACCTCCTGTGGCACCCTGACCGAGAACACCTCCTACAACCGTAACCGGCTGGAGATCGGGGGCAGGCACTACGGCCTCGGCCTCAAGTTTGTCAAGACCGGTGCCGGTGACTTCCACGGGTTCGACATCTCTGCCGAGGTCGGGTACCAGGAAGAGTCGAAGAGGATGGCATGAGCAGTATGCCCGGTGGAGAGAAGGTCGAGACCGCCCAACAGGCCAACCTGAAGGGTCCTGAAGCCTTCCTGTCCGGCGAGGAGCGCAAGCAGGTAGGGAGGATGCTCGGGTTCCCTGAGGACTTCCCCGCGAAGTACAAGTCCTGGCTCCAGGACTACCTCTCGGTCAACTTCCCGCAGATCCCGATCACGCAGATCTCGGGCTTCGAGAAGTACCTCTACAAGAAGGGCACCGAGCTTCCGGCCAACCCGAAGGACGGGCAGACCTACACCTTCATCGCGGACTCCGCGAACGGCATCGCATGGAGGTTCCAGTACAACGAGTCCTCCGGGTCGCAGTACAAGTGGGAGTTCGTCGGAGGTGCCCCGGCCGTGACTGCGGCCAGCGGCGACGTGAGCACCACCTCCGCCACCTTTCAGGACCTCGGGGGACCAGGCATCACCGTTCCCCTGGCCGGTGACTACCTCGTTCAGTTCGGGGCAGAGATCAGCAACAACGTGAACGGGCGTGACACGCTGATGGCCGTTGGGCCAGCGTCTACCGCAACGAGCCAGGACAGGATCGTGATGGAGGGGGTGGGTGGCCGAGTGGCCCTTTCGAGGGCCTCGATCATCAATGCACCCTCGGTCAACTCCACCCTCAAGTGCTACTACCGCATCGCAACCGAGGACTGCACCGGGTACTGGCGCAGCCGCTGGATCATGGTGTCGCCCGTCCGGGTGAAACCTGCCTAAAGGAGAAACAAGGCACATGGCGAAGAAACCGAACTACGGCCTCCCCAAGCTCCCTCCCGGGTATGGGCAGAGCCTGCTCAACCAGTTCTCCAGCGGGGGTCGGTTCGTTCCCATGCAGGGATCGGGAGGGAACAACAACGGAGGCGGTGGCGGTGGAGGAGGGGGAGCGTACAACAACCCGTACTACGACCAGCTCGCCTCGATGTACCGCGCCCAGGGCGCTGCAGAGGCTGCCGGGATGCGTGACTCGATCAGGCAGATGCTGATCGGGCTTGGCCTGGCTCCTGCCAAC